AGTAAATACGCGAATATGTATGGAAGCACCGCACCCAAAGTCGCGTTGGAGATTGAGACGTTTCAAGAATACTTAACGATGCTCCCCAAATGCAAAAACGTCTATTGGACTGTCGGTAATCATGACATCCGCGTTGATGCGTACTTGATGCAGAACGCATCGGAACTCGCGGAGTATGTCGGCGGCCTTGCTGATCGTTTCCCACAGATCAATTTCTGCATGGGCCTGACGATTGGGGAAACTGAATTCCGCCATCGGTATCGTGGCGGGATCCACACAGCTTTCAATAACACCCGTGAGGCTGGCATCAATATGATTACGGCTCACACACATGCCCTACAAGTCACTGCGCATCGTAACAGGCGCGGTACTACCTACGGCGTGGAGACGGGCATGCTTGGCCCTGTAAATGGCCCCCAATTTGAATATACAGAGGGTGCGCCCACCCGTTATCAAGAAGGGTTTGCGGTTCTGACGATTGATGCGGAGGGATATATGTTCCCTCCGGAATTGTGTGAGAAGGTGCGAGGCCGCCCCGTATTCCGTGGGGATTACGTTCTCTGACGAACACGAAACAACGAAGGCTTGCGCTTAATCGCGATATACTCATATTGCATATAGCCAAGCTTTCGTTGAAACAAAAACACTTTCTTTTTCGCTTCCAAATCCATTGCTAACGCACCAACTTGTTTGATTTGCTTCGCTCTTTCATTGTCAGCGTCACCAACGCTATCTCTCGCCATAAAACCCGTATAATACACATACGCTTCATACGGCTGCGATGAGTGCAACCATTCCAAAATATCTGTCACTGATCCGTTCTCCAAACTCATGCTGGCTCCTTGGGGACTTCCTGTATTAAGGGCCGACGCGATAGCATCTGCTTAATCGTTTCGGACTTGATAGTCAGTTCGTTTCGGAGAGACTCGTTTTCCCGCGCCTGTTGCGTCATGATCCCACGCCCCATGCGAATAACGTCAACGATGTGCTGTAGGTCTTGGCTTTTCGTGTCCTTCAAACGCTCGATGATGGCGGTTGCTTGATCAATGTACCTTTGAAGACCTTCGTTCATATGTCCCACCGATGTATTTCTTCTTTGACGCACCGCGCTGTGAATAATGGTTTCAACAACGCAGCACACGCAGCAAACGCGAAAAACCCAAATAGATATATGCGCAGGGATATTTCTATCCCCACGCGCTCTATCCACAATGTTATTTTGCGTCCATCCACCGGCTTGATTCCGTCATCTTTGATGCGAGAGCACTCAATGTCTGACTATACTGAGACGCGAACCAAGTAAACATTTCATTTGCCTTGGCAACTTCCAAATCGTGTTGAACGCGCTGCTCAACCGATAGGAAACTCGTTTCTTTTTTGGACAACCCATCCAAAAGATTACGATAATGATCGCGCTGCTCCATAAAATTCTGCAATACTTTGACGCGAGGATCCGCCTGTTCTTGCGTCATTTGTGTACCACCCAATGGTACACCAAAGTACGGTGTCGCCGCCATTGTCTGATCAGCGACGATGGTCACCGTTTGGGTTTCCGCCTGCTTGATTTGATCACGCGCCCATTTCGGGATATATTCACCCCTCTTTTGCCCCTTCATCGGGTGTGGGCGTGGGACAAGCTTGATTGGTTCCTTTGCGAAACCAAAACGTTCAATTGCCTCCGCAATTTCGTATTCCCTGCCGCCAAGCATACGGGCAATCGCATGGATCGTCCGCCCTTCTTCGACATACAGTTTCTTCAGTTTGTTTTCCTTTTGCTTTGACCATTGCAAAATCTTGCGAGGTTTCGCTTTCGTAAACTCACTAACTTGTTCACGAAATTTATTTAGGCCGTCCATATCGTTTTGACTAAACAAAGTTTTTACTCCTTGGTTTGTTGATAGCTTCCGCCAATTCAACGACTTCCGCTATTGAGGGAGGGTATTTGCATTTCGCCAAGATACCCGTTTTTGGGTCGTTGAGACCCCGTAGAACTTTCTGCTCGTACCCCGTCAGGACTTCCGACAGGGCTTGTATGTACTGGTTTGGGTTCGGCAAAAGGGTCAGGCTGTAGCAACCCGCTATCTTTTGCGCTAACTCGATTGGACTTATCGGCTTCAGAGTCATACATCCACGCCTTTGAAAAATTGTCAGAATTTATGTCAATCGCGGCAATAGCCGCCTCGTAATCCATCCTCTTTTGTTCCAGTCCCCCTTGTTTACTGGTTAAAATCTTGGAGATGTACGCGATGGGATCTCGTGGTTGCTTCTCAAGAGCCGCCTCATACGCCTGCATGACGCGCTTTTGATCCCCCTTTGCCCATTTCAAACACCGCCCCGTGAATGTGCGGGCTGTGGATTCCACAATCCCGAATGTTAACAACGCTCCAACCGCCTCGTCCCAAAAAGCATGACCATCATCAATTATGGATGATAGGATTCTGGCGGCCCCCTCATTGATTGACGTAGTCAATCTAAGGTTATCTATTACAGGTTCGGGTGTCTGATAGACACCCTCCTTGGTGTCTATTGGATACCCTGAGGGTTGCTCATTGACACCCTCCTCCTGACATAATTTCAGTTCAGGTGAATTATTATCTAAATGCAATTCGTATTGATTGGATTTGTTGCGCCCAAGTTTATCACGGCGTTCATGGGCGGTAATCAAACCCGCCTTCTCCAACTCATCAACAGACCGCAAAATACTACTTTTGGACATGCAACAATCCGTTTCCAATCGTCTAATAGACGGGAAACAATCACCCGTGTCGGCGTTATACCGATCAGCGAGTGCGAGCAGCACGATCTTTGACATGTATGAAATTGATTTTTGGGACCATGCCCATGTGGTAGCTTTATGCGACATAACGTAACTCCAAGGTTGACGGGGAGATTACGGGTGCCGTATAAAGGGGGCAGTTCCGATAATTTCCCAGCGTTATCAGGAATTAGGGGTTGGTAGCCCCGCAACTCCATTGATGCGCCTCCAGTTCATTCTGGGGGCGCTACTTTTTTCACCCTAGGGCGTTTTTTAGGCCTTGTCAACGATTTCCCATCGACGAACAAAGTAATTTCAATCCCGTGATACAGTTCCGCCGCCTTCTTCCGAAGTTTAAACGCAGCGTCCATCATTGTGCCTTTGCTTTTGACATCCTCAATGACCCATTTTCCCAACGTATCATCAAAATACCGGAAGTCGGCGGTATACCGACAATACAATTGAGTGTTAATAAAGACTTTGAATTCCGGTTGCAATTCAAGGTGATGGATCTCTTTTGCCTTTTGCCGCATGTTTAAATCAACAAAACGCATCGCCTCCGTTTTACTGTCAAAAACAATACCGCAGATCGTCCTATCCTTCTTTGGGGCTACTTTGTATCTCGGAGGCATTTGGTGGGCCTTTCGGAAAAAAATCGTCGGGTTTCAATTCGATACCGCGTTGTTTCGCAGCGACCATAAGTTCTAACTGGCGGCGGTGAGGAATCAAGCCCCCTCCGCCAAAGTTCTCTTTAGGCCATGTCCAACGATAAATCGCTTGTGGGGATAAACCCAACATCAACGATACAGCGCGAACGCCACCAAGTTTGTTAATAACCCGTGTAGCAACTTTATGCGTCATTTTTTTATAAACCTTTTTAAACTATTGCTTGACAACTATATGTTGATTGTGGTTCTATGTCAACAGAAAGGGGAAATCAAATGGATATCATTGAACGCCTTAGTGAATTGCATTCTAATTTGATGGATGCACATTCAACCGTAAAAAAATATGAAGAAACAATTACGGATTGTGCCATGTGTTTAACATGGGCTGAAATGGAAATTGAACAGTTGCGTGAAGCGTTGCGTGAAATTCATGGATTGGGCGATACGCCAGACGATTCATGGAAAGCGTATCAAATCTGCTGCAAAGCATTAGGGGAGCAAGAATGATGGATATCGTTGAAAAATTGCGTGAATTATCGGCGCTGGAAAAATCATTCCCAATGAGCGGAACATGCTGGTACGAAAAAGCCGCTGACGAGATTGAGCAATTGCGCGAATATATAAAAAATTGGAAAGACACAGACAGCGCCGCAATTATGGCTTTAAGTCAAGCGCAAAGAGAAATTGAGAAACTGCGTGGGGACATTAAAAAATTTGAAGTCATTGTGCAAAAACTTTTGGTCAACCAAACAACGGATCAAATTGTTAAAAACTTGTTTGAGCACGGGACATTTACTAAACCAACGGGGGAAGAGTGATGGATATTGTTGATAAGCTTCGCAGTTACCGCCCTACATATGGATGGCCCGAAGAATCATCTGTGATCGTTGAGCCGACCATGAACCATGTTGCTGCTGACGAAATAGAACGGCTGAGGGGAAAAATTAAGAAGCTGGAAAGAGAACTAGATAAGAAAGATGCCAATGCAGATATGCAATATTTAAATGGAATGAAATTCGGTTGGAATTGCGGTCTTTATGAAAACAGAGAAACATACGAGACGGTAAAAAAGTCAATCTTATTACAGATACGGTATTGGAAACAGCATTGGAGAAAGAATGATGGACATTGTTGAACGGCTGATGAACCGCCACTGCTGCCAAGACAATATTGATCAAGAGGCGGCGAAAGAGATTGAACGGCTGCGGGAAGCATTACAAGAATATTGTGATGGTCAATATTCAGGATACGTTACATTACCATGCGGTTGGGACGACGCGGGGACGCTCGCTAAATTTGTTTTAGAAGGTAAAACCTTGCAAGATTATATTAATGATTGCAAACATTTAGCGGAGAAAGAGTGATGCTTTTAGATTTTGCATTGGTGTTTTTATTTTTTGCCGTTTGGCTCGGTGCGTGTTGGTACATGATGGAGCAGGTGTTTATCGATGAAGGGATACAGAGGAGGAAAAAGTGATGCGAACTTTTGTTCAATGGAAGGGTACCGATCTTTGCATGGACTTGATGTGTGACTGTGGCGGCGGTGGGCATTTTTGCGGCGCGTTTGCATATGTCATTCAATGCCCAAGTTGCAAAACATACTTTGAGATGCCGACTGATCTGCCGTTAAAACAGATTGATAGCGTTCCAGATGGCACTCCTGTTTTGGAAGCATTTGGGGAGGATGGCTGATGGTCGGTGCAACGGATCTTGAAAAGGCGCGGATGCAGATCAAATGGTTGAAGCGCGACATACGGCAAATATGCGTTAAAGCATGGTTCATAAGCCCTAAGCTTAAAAAGGCGCAAGACAATGTGCCAGCTTATTTTATCGATGAGCATGGTTTGACAGAGAAAGCTATCACTGAGGCCTATTTTTTAGGCCGACAAGATGGGCGGTTAACTATGGCACAGGCAATTGTGGAACGGATTGGGCCAGAGGAGGATGAGTGATGGGGACTGTAACACAACCGTGGTCGTTAGATGACAAACGTACGGCTATGGATATGGCGGCGAAAGGACATACATCCGCCGAGATCGCATTTGCATTACGTCGAACTCGCAGTGCGGTCATTGGGTATTGCAACCGCAACGAGATCCAATTGGGAACAAAACCAAAAGCGAACAGGAAACCGCGTGTTAAAAAAGAAAAGTTTATCAAAATTAAAGTGGAACGGGTTATCCTGCCCCCGCAACCCGTCGAAGTATTTGTGTTTGATGAGAGTCAAAGCAAATCGTTTACGGAGATTGCGCTTGGGGAATGTCGGTCAATCATAGGAGATGCGAAAGGATTTGAAACGAGGTATTGCGCGAGGCCCACAATGCGGGTCGGGTGCGATTGGTGTGAAGAACACTACAAACTATATTACTCAAACAAAAGGGTAGTCAGTAATGGGAACCAACAAAACTATAAGGGAAGTAACAGGTTTTTTGCAAGGTTTAAAGTGTGATGTGGTGGTTGTCAAAACAAAGAACCATGTCAAATACTATGCGAAGAAAAACAAGTACGAAAGAATGTTTGTCACAAGCACAAGCGCAAGTGACAACAGATCCCTCAAAAACATACAGGCAGAATTCAAACGCTGGCTGCGCTCAATCGAAACAAACGGAGAAGAACATGCATCATCTTAATGTACTGAATTCAGCGGTTACGACCATTTCCCAACGTGGGAACGAATACGGTGATATCCACCCGAATTTTGTAAGAGCCGCCACAATCGCGAGTTGTTTGTTGGACAAGAAACTCACAGCGTTTGATGTTGCGGCAGTGATGATGGCGGTAAAAATGGCACGTTTGACGCACAACCGTGAGCATGAAGATAGTTGGGTGGATTTGACCGCTTATACAGCGTTTGCAGCGCAGTTTGCGGCCCCTCACACGTCTGACTTCAATGATGTGATCACCGCATCAGTTGAGGCGGAATTGACCCGTCAGATGAAAGAAAACCCCGTTTAATAAATAGGAATTAATGACCGTGGATAAATTCCCATTTTTCAAAGCGCTATGCGTCATTTGCGTATACGTAGTTTTACTTATTATGTTGAGTGGGTGTTCCGTTACTGTTTATAAAGACGGGCATCGCACTTTCTTCAATGAAAATAGTGATTGACACGGTCGTTCACTTCATCTAAAACATTGTTACAGGAGCAAACAATGGCATTAACAGAAGAGCAAATTAAGAGACGGCGTTATTCAATCGGCGGCTCTGACATGAATATCATCATGTCGGGGGATGCTGAAAAGATCTCGCGCCTATGGAAGCAAAAACATGGGGATGCGGAGCCGGAAAATCTTTCGGATGTGCTGCCCGTGCAAATGGGTAGTTTTACAGAACCGTTCAACGTATTCTGGTTTCAAAAAAACACGATGCGCGATGTGACGAACATGGGGGAAGAACGTGTTCATCCACACGTTCCATTCCTTACATGCACATTGGATGGTTTGACTGATGGCGGGTTGACCGTCTTTGAGGCGAAA